CGTCTTGTATCAAAATTACGGTATACGCATCACTACCGTTCAAATCTACCCTAACGCTTTCGTTTACTTGTCTTCGTAAACTAATAACGTTGCCTGTTATTAACGCAGTTATTTGAGTATCAGGGTCTTTACCTAAAAGAGTTCCTGATATTTGTGTACTTGTAGCTTGGGCTAAAGCATCTTCATCTTCGGCTATAGCCAGTGCATCTAATACATTAAGTAAATCTTCAAGATAATTCACGTCTAGGAAATTAATATCGAGTTCTGTAAATTCAAGTTCATCATCACCTAAATAATCTACATCTAAATAATCTACATCTAACTCATTAAAATCTAAAATACTTTCTTGGGCAGTTGAAACTTCTTCTGCATAGGTTATTTTTTCTTTTTTAGGTGGAGTAACGATTAACATATTATCAATAACATCTAACGTTAAATCTAAAATAACAGGTTTAGAAGGAGCTGATTCAAATACACTAACTGTAGTAGCTTGATAAGGTTTATTTAATAAAACAGTCCCCATAGCCGTAACTACTTCTATTTCACCACTAGATAAACCTGACGCGTCAGGAAGTAGTATTATTAATGACCTGCCTAACTCATCAACAGTAGCTGTGAAATCAGTTCCACGAATTGCTATATTAGCTGTAGGAGTTCTAAGTTCTATATTTTGTTTATTTATACGGTTTAAATTACCAGTAATAAACCTAGCTGTTCCAAGACCAAAAGTAAGAGCCATTTTAGATTTACTTGGGTCAGGGTCATAAATATATTCATCTATTAATAGTTGTGAGTGTTCTGTAAGTTTTACAATAGAGTTATCTAAAAAAGTAATAGCCATTCTACCGTCGGTAGTTACAGCTTCGTCATTGCTTTGAATAGCAAACTTTAGATTAGCGTCGTATGGTTTATCTCTTACTATTTGCGCTGAACCGTTTAGCTCAGAAATATCTCCAATATCAACAGCTTGTGCTTGTACCTTGGTCGTTTTGAACGACACAAACAGTAGAAGCAGCAGTGCCAGAGATTGACGTAATTTTGAGCCAGTCATTATCTTGGGTACTCAGTTGTTGAATATTAAATGTTCTTGAACCGCCTGTATGGTCTAAATAAAAATATCCACCTGCTGAAGCATTAACACCAGTACCTGTATAAGTAACTGTATTATCAGAACCATCTATATCCATATAATTAGTTGCACCATCAATATTAATATTAGATGTTACTGTGTTATTAGAACCTTGAATAATCCAATCTAAATCTAGTGATGCAGCTATAGCTGATGTTCCTTGATTTAATGTAAAAGTATTACCACTACCAGTAACAGCTACGTTTTGATTAGAGCCATCTGAACTATTAGAGTTTGTAGGGTCTACTTGAATCGTAAAAGAATTTGTACCGCCCGTAAAATTATATACACCTGTAAAGTTGTCAGCGTATATATCACCAAGAAATTTATTAGTAGCACCAATCATATTAATATCAAGGGTCATGGCGTTTCCGTCTAAATCAAAAGCAGTTAAATCACCTGCAGAAGAACTTAACCCACCAATAATATTAGATATACCAAGCTGTTCTAAATCTATGTTAGCACCAGTACCTGACTGGTCTACATATATTTCATTGTCCGCAGCGTATAACGGTAATAAAACAAAACACAGCAATAATTGTATGTATCTGTTCATCATCATAAATTCATTCTACCGTTTTTTCTTCTATTTGTAAAACCCAGTAACCTTTTTTGTAACCTAACTTAATTATCTCCAATACTCCGCCTTCGATAGCTTTCATTAAAGCAATAGTAGAAGACTCGTTTCTTGCGTTACCTGCTTCTATTTCTACAAGTTCAGTATTCATTTCTATAAACCTAAATACATCATTAGATTTACCATAGCTAAATATCGTCTTTTGACTTAATACTTCTAATAACACTTCGCCTGTTGCTACAGAAACCATACGCAAACTAACGGTTATATTATCTTCTCTATATTGTACGCTGTTTCCAATACCTAAGTATCTAGCACCGATACCTCCTGATTCTAAATTAGCTTCATAAGATATAACAGCTCCTTCAATTAAAACACCTGCGAATAATAAAGGTGCTAATTGTTTTTTCTTTTCTTCGTCACTAGCAAATTTTTCTCTAGCTGACCGTATAAGTTGTCTTTCTTTTGTAAGGTTATCTAAACCAACTCTTTCTACAACCCTAAAGAAATTACCGTTTCCTGCGTGTTTAAGTGCTCTTATAAGTAGTGCATTAGGCTGTTGGGTAATAGCTGTACTAAATAAAGCAAACTCACTATTGCTTTTACGTTGACCTGTTTGGTCTGTAAATGCTGTAGGATATACAGCTACCACGGGGCTTACTTTAGGAACTTCTACACTACGTAAAGCTGAAGACTGTAAATCTTGTATATTTACTACACTGTATCTTTGAAACCTGTGTTCGTACGTATCTTCAATTTGGTCTAATGTAGAACAACTAGAAAGTAAAAGTACCAATAGGAATTGTAATTTCAGTAACTGTTCCATCTGCTTCCGTAATTTTTAATGTTAATGTAACACCATCGCTTGTATACTCAATAATGTTTCCTTCTAATTCTATTGTACCTGAATCAGAAGGTGTTTCTCCAAAGAGGTTATTAACTAATTGTCTAGATAGTTCAGCATAGACACGTGATTCAAGATTTCTCATAAATCTAGCTAATGTAGAGTTTTCTTTTTCTCTTTCTATTTCGTCTTGTAAAGCCTTGATTTCTTCTTTAATAGTCAGTTTACGACTGAACTCTTGATTTTCTATAGTTAGATAATGAGATGAGGTACCTATACCATTAAAACTAGGAGATTTAAATTTATGAACTATTTGGTCTGCTTTAATGTTTTCTACAAAAACACCGATAATTAACATTGCTCCTATAGCCATTATTATCCATAATAGTCTATCTTTTTCTTCTTCAGGTGTCATTTATTTCTCCTAATGTAAAACTCTTTCTCTTTCTTCAGTTTCATCTATTCCTATAACTATTTTAGCTTCACCGACGATAACTACTCCATAGGCTTCTGCTTCTACATCAGCTTCTTCAAAGCTATCAGCATATATGAAGGGACCTTCGTATATTTTATCGCCTACTTTAAATTCTGTTAAGAATACTTTTTTCATCAATCTTTCCTTTGGTCGTTTCTGTCTGCTTTCGCTATTCTATCGGTGTTCATAAGTTGAGGTACCCCTAGTATAGTCTTCAAAAGAGTATCTTGTCTAATTATCTCATTGTCTACAGAACGCACTCTGTCTATGAGAGCTACCAAAATGCCGTGTTGTGAATCTAATTTTTGACCTAACCGTTCTTCTATTTGAGCTATTTGTGCTGATACTTTTTCATCAAGAACATCTACTTTTGTTTCCATGCCATCAATAATTTTATTAATAAGCTTCCAAATAAATAAACCAAGACCGATAGCTGCTGCTATTGGAAAACCAACTTCATTAATTAATTGAACTACGGAATCCATAACAATTAATCAACTCCCCAAATTTTAGTTTTTGTACCTCCATGATACTCAACAGCATGTCCTTCATCTATTAACATTTGACAAATATCGTTACCGTCTTCTGTATAGGGTATACCTAAAATTCTACCGTACTTGCCTTTACCTAAAGATTTAACTTTAAAATTTCCTTTGCAGATTTCTGCTAATCTTACTTTTGCAGCTTTACCCATAATTTTTTCTTTAGCTCTTTCTGGGTATCTTTTTGTGTTAATTCTAGACTCAGGGGTGTCAATGCCTGAAAGACGAACTCTTTGTTTATGTAGTTTAACATCAAAACCTAAATCAAGACAACAGTCAAAAGTGTCTCCGTCTACTATTCTTTCTAGTGTAGCATTATATACAAATGCGTCTGGTGCTTTTTTAGCCATTTAACATTTCCACCTTTTACGTGCTTGGCGTAATCTTGAATTAGGATTTTTAGCTGCCTTAGGAAACTTCTTCATTTGTCCTGCACTTCTAGCACAGTAAGACTTTCTTCTTTTTGATGCTTTACTTCCTTTTTTAACTTTTCCTGTAACAGCTCCTTTAAGCTTAGACCCTGGATTTTTTCTTTTATATGCTGCAATACCTTTTTTAGTCATGCCCGCACCTGATTTAGTTTTACGGTAATTACCGCCTTTACCCGTAGTACGTCTTATAGATTTTTCTTTCTTCCTAGGCATTATTTCTTTTTACTTTTCTTTTTAGGCTTCTTAGCTGTTTTAGCAGAACGTTTAAAAGCAGCTGCTGTAGGAGCACCTTTAGCTCCTTTCTTACGCATCTTCTTTCCTTCTTTACGTTTTTTATTTATATTGTAATAAAGACCTTTTCTAGCAGTTCTGCCGTCTTTAGTTTTATGTGTTTTCTTTTTTGCGGGCATACTATTCTCCTATTTTTTCTTATGTACTTTTTGTACTGCGAAATTCGCTGTTAAACTAGCACCTTTATGTTTTACAAACTTACCTGTGTGTTTCATTAATTTAAATGATTTACCATTTTTCATCCAATGAAATCCTTTCGGTGCTTTAACTTTCATACTAAACTCCTAAAACTCTATCTTTTAATCTTATCGCTCTTGGACCTACTTGTATAGCCCAACGACTGTCTAACATTTCAACCGCTGCTTTGTCCCAATCTTCTTTTTCCATAGCTGCTAAAAAGTTTTTAAATTTTAATAAACGTGTAATCCCTAAGTTAAAACACATATTAGCCATAACTAAAACTAAATCTTCAGGAAGGTCTCTCCACCACGAAATATTTCTATCTAAATCATTAAAAACATTTTGTATATCGTTTTCAAAACACTCATTAATTCTTTCTTTAGAAACAGGAGTATCTACTTCTTGTCCGTGTTCTGGGTCTGTTTCTAATATTAAATGACCTATGCCAAACGTAGGATAACCTAAATGGTCTAAATAAATTTTATCAATACAGCCTTCATCAAACGTTAATTCTTCTTGTAGCTTTTTTAAATCCATAGTATTCCCTTTTATAATATTTTTACTATTGTGTTTCCACCCGTTAAGACACTTACTTGTCCAAGAGATGATGTTCCTTGAACTCCCTTTTCTGTTCCTGAATAAATATCTGACCATTGTTCTCCTGTCCATAATTGAAGTTGTTTAGTAGTTAAGTTCCAAATAACATCCCCTGTATTAAACTGGTTTATATTTCTTTGAGATTCATTAACGTTTATAGTAGAGCCCACGTTTACTTTATTTAAGCTTAATTCTAATATTCTAACTAAACGATTAAATATTGCGGGGTCTATGGGTCCTATAGCTACAGGAAGTTTCGTTTCTAATAGCTTAGCCATTACCTCATTCCATCAGGTTTTATATCTATACGTGTTGCTCCCAATCTAAAACTCATTCCCACGTCACTCGCATCCGTATCGTTAGATTGAACTCTTAATACTGCTTGTCTTCCTCTTACACGAGTATCTATTTTAGTAGTTACCGAAGTACATCCACTAGTAACTGCTGTAGTAAGTTCTTCTCCAGGAAAATTTCTTCTTTTTAACACAATATCTAAAGTTTGTCCGTCTGCTCCTGTACTTGCAGAACCTGTAAATTTAACATCAGGAATTATTCTACTTATAGACTGATACGCATCTCCTTCGCCTAAATCAAAATCAGCAGATTCTATAAAGACATTAGTCATTGCTGTATTATCATCGTCGTTACCTGTTTCATGGTTGAATAAATACCCAATGTTATCGGTACTAGATGTTGCTTTAGGGTCGCTAAATATACCTTCGTCTATCCAACAAGTTCTGGAAAGTTCTCCTATCATCCATAAATTTTCTTCATAATTATAAGTAACATATCTATCGATAACGTTGCTATCTGCCGAACAATAAAACCAACCGACTTCGTTAAATGCTTTATTAACAAAACCGAATATTTGATAACTTTGTGTTTGGTTTAAATCAGAAAATACATAATCATCTACAGTACATGGAAGTTCTTGTATAGCTCCTGCATAAGCATAAAAACCTTTTTTATCCATCCAAAAAACGCCTTTAGGAGTATTTACCATAGCATTAGGTCCAACAAGACCAACACCTTCATTAACTAGGTTAATTGAAAAAGTAAAAGGCTGACCTACAAAAGTCATAGAATATAAAGACGTATCTGTCCATATCAACGTTTCTTGTCTTGCTCTAACAGCTCCTATGATTGCAGAACCTGCTGAAAGTCTAAAAGACCCTGCTGTATTAGTAGGTAACGGTTCCCATTGTTCTACATTTTCTTGGTCGCTCCAAGCTATAAACATAGGGTCGATAGCCCCTGTTCTAGCCGTGCTTGAATCATTTAAAGGGTCTGCTCCGAAACAAATAACATGTCTATCTACATCAGATACCATCACTTGTAATGCTACTGTTGGTGTTAAATTAGCTCCTGCTAAACTAGATAAAGCAACTGCTCGTGTATTTGTGCCGCTAGACTCGTCCCAATAAAAAACACCTGAACCTCTGGCATTTAAAAGCAAATCTTCTCCAAAATTATCGTGAGACCAAAGTCTTAACTGATTTGTGGCATCTAAAGAAGAAACGCTTCCCCAAGTTCCTGCTCCCCAGTAATCAGACCCCCAACCTGTAGAAGGAACATAAACGTCTAACCCAACATTTAACTGATACGCTCCGTCTACACCAGCACCTCCGTTGCCGCTATCACTTGAATTAGCGGTAGCTGTTGCAGTAAAAGTATATGTATTAACAGTAGGGACTGTGTTTATTTGATATTCTTGATTTAAAACTGCGGCTGTTATATTGCCGCCTAAAGTAGCTGCTCCGCTAAAAGTAACAAAATCTCCAGCAACAGCTCCGTGGTCAGAATCTGTAGCGGTGATGGTCGTAGAACCGTCTGTAGCTGCAAAAGTAATACCGTTTGTTGTAGTAGCTCTTATTGGTGTTACATCGTTAAAAACTGTCCCGTCTATAACGTAATATTTCCAAGTAGTTCCTAATCCTAAATATTTTGTTCCCGCTAAATCTACCCAAGCATGAATTGCTCTGCCTGTAGCTTTAAAACTATCGGTAGTGGCTTTAGCCCATCCACCTATTTTTTCTGGCAATCCTTTACGAAAACGAACTAAATTGGAATTTACCCAACCGCCTTCACTAGCGTAATCGGTCGCTTCTTTGTTTATTCCTGGTTTAAATAAAAGTTTTTGAAGAGGCATTAAATCCCCCTATACAAACTTAGCTAAAAATACAACACCGACAATAAAAGGATAGACCGCCCAAATCATGTTATCTAGTTTATCAAAACGTTTTGAGCCGTCTTCCAGTCTTTTATCGATACTTTTATATAATGCTTTACACTCTCTTTCATGAGATTCTATAGCATTTAATGCATCTTTAGCAGTAGCCATTATTTATCTTTGGCTTTTCCGATGTTTAAAGCAAGTAAATCAATAAACTTATACAGTTTACCAATCCAAGCGTCATCTTTAGGGGTGGGTGTTGAAGCTGCTACTATTGAAGCAACGGTTACTATTGTAGTAATCCACATAATTAAATCTACCATTTATTTCTCCTCTTTTTCTTCTAGAACTTCGTCAGCTTTTTCTTTCGTTGAAGCTATAAAGGTGTTTTCAAAAACAGTTAAAGCTGCTTGTATTTGGTCTAAGTCAAACTGAATTTTAGATTTTTTATTTCTTAAATCCGTAATTTGATTAGCTAAATACTTTTGCTCCTCACTCATTTCTGTTTCTAGAATTTCGTTATCGCCAATGACGGCTTTATTTTCTTCTTTTTGCATTAGTGCACCTCCTAAG